GCGACGCCGGAATTCCGGGGGAAAAAGGTCTTAAGGGAAATGAACAGAACGGAAATGAGAGGAGAGGAACAGAAGTTAACACCATAGGTTCTGTCGTCGCTGGTGGCATAACCCCGCGCGGGGGGGGCGACGACGAAACCGTCCCGAAAGACGCCGCCGAATGGGCGCGGTACTTCCGCGAACGCCACGGCGTCGAACTCGACGCGACGAGCGTGCATGACCGCCGCAAGGCGTGGCCGCTCTTTGCCGGCTGGATCACGGCGGGCATCTCGATTGGCCTCATGGAGCGCGCGATCAAGAAAGCCCGCGACGAGGCAGGCGAAGCAATCGCCTTCCTGCCGGCCTACGTCGATCGCGTGCTCGCGACCATGCAGCAGCCAACCAAACCGCCACGCCTGACAGCCGCCGAGCGTCGTGCCGAGATCAGCCGCGCCAACGGCGAGGCATTCCTCGCTGGCGTGCATACCGACGACCCCAACGTCATCGACATGGAGCAATGACCGTGAACGACTTCGACAAGCGCGAATTCATGGGCGAGCTGAACCTCGCGTTTGAAGCGGCTCGCCAGGCGCTACCCTCGCCGAAGGTGCTGCTGCTCTTCTGGGATCGGCTTCTGCCTTATCCGTTGCCGATGGTGGTCAACGCCATCCGCCGGCACATCGACGAGAGCGAATTCGCGCCGACACCGGCCTCGATCCTCAAGCATCTGCCGAAGATGAGCGACGGCCGGCCCGAGGTCGACGAGGCATGGGCGATCGCACTGCGCTCCCGCGATGAGCGGGAAACCGTCGTATGGACGTCCGAAATCGCCGAAGCCTTCGAGATCGCAAAGCCCGTGCTCGACGGTGACGAAATCGGCGCTCGCATGGCATTCAAGGCCGCTTATGCCCGGATTACCGACGCGTCGCGACGTGTAAATCGGCCCGTGCAGTGGGTCGTCTCGCAGGGGCATGACGCCACACGTCGGCTCGAAGTCGTCGAGCAAGCGGTCAGGGAAGGGCGCATTGCGCTGACCCACGCGAAGGCCGCTGTGCCGCTGCTGGCGGGGCCCAGCGAGGACGAAGCGCAGGCCGTGGACGTCGAGGCAAACCTCGCGCGGCTTAGGGCGATCGTGGGGGCGGCGAGTACCGCGATGGCGCGTAACTCAGCCGAAAGGAGCCGCCGCGCACGTGAGAGTGCCGAGCAGCTCGCCGAGGCCAAGCGCGAGACGGCGCGGCGCGTGGCAGCTCACGAGGGGGCACGGGCATGACGACAGACATTCCTGACCTCGACGTCTACTGCATCGGCGTTGGCTGCATGCCGTGTTGCGACGACTGCAAGTGGCGCGCTCGCTGGGACGTTGTCGGCGAGCTTCCTGCCGTCGAGAGGAACGCGAGATACCCGGGCATTCATCGCTTGAACGAAGAGTTGTGCCAACTCACGAGCGGCCGACTATTCGCCGCAAAGGAGCAATCGGCATGAGCGAGCAGAAGCAACCGCGGCGCCCGACGCCGGAAGAGGTCGAGCAGTTCAAGCGCACGACCCTCGACTTTCTCGAAGACATCATCCGCTGCCGGCAAGAGCACGTCGTCGGCGCCGAGTTCATGGACACGTTGCGCGACCTCATCATCAACCCGGTTCGCGAGGACCTGCGAGAGGGCGTCGACATCGATGCCGTGCATCGCCTCCATCTACGCCGCGAGGTGACGCGATGAAGCGCATCTCGAAAGCCATGATCGAGCGTGGAGGCTGGCGCTACTGCTGCGTGTGCAAGAAGCTCGGCCCGCGCGTCAAAGCGCATTGGACGCACGAAGGGCGCGACTACTGCGACGAGCACAAGCCGAGCCCGACGCCGATGCCTGCCGTGCGTCCGTACGTACCGCGAAAGGTGGCCGCATGAGCGCCGCCTCGTTCGTCTTCGGCCGCGGGGACGCGCCGATTGCTGAAATGCTGGACGACGCCGCTCGCATGGATTTCCTCGAGCGGCTCAGCGTCGGCCAGATTGTCGACCTATGCTTCGTCGCCATCGATAAGCACGAACACAGCCTGCGCCGCGCGATCGACGCATGCATCCCGGGAGCCGATCAATGAGCGCCAACGGAACGCCCTGGGGCATGTGCGAGGCAGTCGGTTGCCCGCTGAACGGCACGGTAGGCCACGGCGGCAAGTGGTTTTGCTTCTGCCACGCGAACGCTGGCGCCGGCCGCCGCGAGGCGATCACGGCCGCGCTTACGCGCTGCGAATGGCTCGTGAACGCCACGCTCGACGTGCGGCGTTTCTACGGCACCGCCGATTGGGAGACTGTGCGCGCCGGCGTCGATCGCCTGCTCGCCGACAACAAGCGACGCGACCTGCTCATGGGCAACGCCGACTTCGGCAGCACGACGGCATGGCTTGCGCGGCTCGAGCGCGCCTTGCTCGAAGTCGTTGGCGGCGCCGGCACCCAGCAACCCATTCCATCCGCGCCCGTCACCGGCCCGACGAGCGCGCCTCTTCACTTCGCGGAGACCGACCAATGACCCGCAAGACACCGCCCGCCGCTTGGGACCGCCGTGCGCTTGAGGTTGCGCGCGGCATCGCAACGCTCGATCGCTCGAAGATCTCGCCGGCGCAGTTCACGGCGATCGTGCAAACCGCCATCGTCGACGGCATGATGCTGGTCGCCGACGAGTCCGCACTGACTGCCACGCCGTCGATCACGCTGCGCCCGGCCGAGATCCAAATCAACGCCGCCGGCGTCGCGCTCACCGAGGTCGAGTGCGAGATGCTGCGCGCGATCGCAGACCGGATGCGCCGCGCCGTCGACAAGGCGCGCGAAGCGGGAGGGCTCGCAGCATGACGCGTATCGCCTTCACCATCCTCGGCGAACCCGCCAGCAAGGCCAATAGCCGCAAGGTTGCGCAATTCGGCGATCGCCCGGCGATGCTCATCAAGTCGGACAAGGCGCGCGACTACGAAGCCGACGCGCTCAAGCAGATCCCGCCGGCGGCGCGGGTGCAGCTCAAGGGGCCGGTGCGCGTGACCATGCGCATCTTCTACGCCTCGGAGCGGCCCGACCTCGACGAGACGCTGATCCTCGACATCCTGCAGGACCGCTACAAGCGCGAGAAGCTCGGCAAGACACAGCGCGAACTCGGCGTGAAGCCGCAGCGCTTCCTCGTGCAAAAGGGTGTCTACGTCAACGACCGGCAAGTACGCGAGAAGCACGTGTTCCACGGCATCGACAAGCTCAACCCGCGCACTGAGATCGTCGTCGAGACGATGGAGCCGCAGCAGGTCGAGCTGCCGGTGCGCGCCAAGCAAGCGGCAGCGTCGACGCGCTCGGCCGATCTTTTCGACCCGTTGGAGGTGTGACGATGGACAGCAGCAAAGACATCATCCCCAACCTGCCCGCGCAGTTCGACGAGCTTCTCGAAGCCATGGCTGAGCTGGAGCGCCGCGGCGAAGCCGAGCGCGTCGAGGAGATGGGCATCATGCTCGATCGCGCCGCCGGCATGGCGCCGCGCTCTCCCGCTCGTCCTGGCGAGTCGCGCCGCGACCGCCGGGCCCGTGAGCGCCTCGAGGCGAAGAACGCGCGCCGAGCGTCGCGCCACTGAGCACTGCGCTAAGCCGATGCGCACTCGGCCGCTGGCTCCTGCGACACGGGCGACCTTCCCAATGGAGTGAAGCATGACGGTTCGATGCAAGATGCGGCTCAACGCCGTAGTAGGCCAATCGTGTGGCGGCGTGAAGGCGATTTTCAACTGCGAGTACGACACCAACACGCCCGAGGATCTGCGTTTCCAGAAAGCGACGCCGACCGGCATGGCCGAATTTGTGATCGATAACCCGGCTGCGGTCGAGCAGCTCACGATCGGCAAGGCGTACTACTTCGATATGGCGCCTGCGGACTGACGCACAGCGCGGCGCCACCATGGGCCGCGTTGCCACTCTCGCAATTTGCTGGGCCAATTGATTCGATAATTGCAACTGACCGAAAAAACGGTGAAGGAAACGGAAATGGGAAACGAAGCCACTCGCTTTACTGCTGATCGACAACCGACTCGCCGCCGCGGCAAAGAATTGCGCACTCGCATTCTCGAAGCGATCAAAGAGCAAACCAAGCTGAACGAGAAGGGTTTTTTCAAAAAAGTCGCGGAAATGGCGATTTTGAAAGGCGATACGGTCATGATGAAAGAGTTGCTGACGCGCATCGCGCCGGCGACGAAGCCGATCGCGCCCGCCGTGCAGTTCGACTTTCCCGAGAACGGCACGCCCGTGCAGCAGGTTGATTCCGTCATGGTGGCTGTGGCCACCGGCAAGGTGTCGCCCGACGTCGGCCAGCAGCTCGTCTCGATGATCCGCGGCAAGCTCGACGTGCTGGAAATCAGCGAACTGGCCGACCGGCTCGCGCAGGTCGAGAAGGCGCTGGCCGCACAGGGTAAATGAGCCGCCGTAGGCTTTCCCATGCCGCGATCACCCGAGTCGAGTCCTACTTCTCGGGTGTCGCAACCGAAGAGCGTACGGCCGTGTTCGGCATCGTCGACATGGACCGGAACGTCATCAAGCGGCTCACCGTCGACGGCGAAGAGACCGACGCCGAGCCGACCGTCTTCATCGCTCAGAAGCTCGAGCGGCTGATCTACCCCAAGCGCTACAAGATCGTCTACGGCGGCCGCGGCTCGATGAAAACGCGGACCGTGGTGTCGATTCTTACGGCCAAGGCGCAGACGCGCCGACGCCGCGTGCTGTGCCTTCGCGAGATCCAGAACTCGATCGAGGAATCGAGCTATCAGGAAATCGCCGAGGAGGTCGAGCGCCGTGAAATGGCCGACTCGTTCAAGCTTCTGAAGAAGACGATCCGCGTGCCGGCCAACGGCAGCTCATTCTCATTCCGTGGGCTCTTTCGTAATCAGCGCGCGCTGAAGGGCTTCACGAACGCGACCGACGCATGGGTCGACGAGGCCGAGGGCGTCTCGCGCGACTCGTATAGCATCCTTGCGCCGACGATCCGCGCATCGGGCTCCGAGATCTGGATCACGTTCAACCCGAACAAGGAAACCGACCCGACGTGGGCGGACTACGTGGCGCCGTACGTCGACAAGATGGTCGACGGCATCTACGAGGACGACGAGACGCTCATCATCCGATGCAACTGGTCGGATAACCCCTGGTTCCCCGAGGAGTTGGAGCTAGAGCGGCAAAAGATGATGCGCACCGACATCGACCGCTACAACTGGATTTGGGAAGGTAAGTTCAACAAGCGCTCGGACGAGCTCATCATGGCGGGCAAGTGGCGCGTTGCCGAGTTCGAGACGCCGGCGAACGCGCGCTTCTTCTTCGGTGCTGACTGGGGCTTTTCACAGGACCCGACGACGCTTAACCGCTGCTGGGTGCGCGACAACATGCTCTTCGTCGACTACGAGGCCCACGGCCTGAAGGTCGATCTCGACGAGATCTGGAAGCTGTTCGCCGGCCGCGAGGGCATGCGGCCCGAGCAGGTCAAGAAGTGGCGGCTCGCCGACGAGATGAAGTACCCGGGTATCCCTGGCGCTCGCAAGTGGAAGATCAAGGCCGACTGTGCGCGGCCCGAGACGATCAGCCTCGTCGCCAAACAGGGTTTCAACATCTCGGCGGCCGCGAAGTGGGGCGGCTCAGTCGAGGATGGCATCGCGTTCTTGCGCGGCTTCGACGAGATTGTGATTCACAAGCGCTGCGTCAAGACGATCGAGGAATTCCAGAATTACAGCTACAAGGTCGACAAAACCACGGGGGAAGTGCTGCCTATAATCGTCGACAAATGGAATCACCACATTGACGGCATCCGCTATTCGATGGACGGATATATCCGCGGTCGCGGCAATGGACTGAATATCTCCGAAGACGCGTTGCGCGCCGTAATGGCCGGTTAATTCCATTTTTTTATGATTAATCGGTCTAATTCGGAGATTTTCAGCTATGCGCATTCCCATGCTCGCTCGCTTCCTGCTCGCTGCCCTCGCGACTCATATCGTTGACGGCGGCGATGGCGCTGCCGCCGCGGCCGCCGATAGATCCGACGCAGCGCCGTCCTCGAGCGCGCCCGCACCGGAGCCCGCACCCGAGGGAAACGCCGATGCGCCGGCTGTGACCGACGCGTCCTCGGCCGATGGCCAGAAGGCAAGTTCCGATGCCGAGTCTGCGTCGTCGACGGAAGCTGGGTCCGCTGACGCCCCAAACGCCGATGCCTCTTCTGCTTCGTCGCAGTCCGAAAGCGGCACGTCCTCGTCTGCGCAAGCTGCATTGCCCGCGGTCGATACAAGCGTTTCCGCAAGTGATCCGACGCCCGCCGTCGCCATCGACGTCGAAGATCACGCCGAGGCGAAAGAGCGCTTTGCGGGACTGATGGCGCGCCTGCATCGCTTCGAAGACGAAGCCGTGTCGGAGCTGAAAGCGGATCTGAAGGCGATCGCGACGCTGTTGCATTTGCATACGCTGGCATCGGGCCACGCTGAGGCGACGGGCGACTACAAGTCCGAAGACCTGTAAGCGGCACCGCAGTGCAAGCAAGTAGGTAATCGAAACAACGGACGGCGTTGCCATGCTCAACAAGATTCGATCGACTCTCGGCGGCATGCCGTTCGTAGCAGGATCCGCGGCGCGCGCCAGCGCCGCACCCATTTCCCGCGTTGAGCCGCAATGGCCTAGCGCCGGGCCCGAACGTAAGGGCATCAAGATCAGCGCGGCCGTCATCGAGCAGCTCACGCAGCAATCGCAGGCGAGCGGCGCGGCGATCGATTGGGCGGCCAAGTTTACGCCTCCCATCGTCATGCCCGGTACGGTGCCCAAAGGCCAAGGCGCGCCGGCTGTCGCGATGGACTCGGTATGCGACAACCTGGCGGCCACCATCGGCACCTACGGCGGCTTCGCCCAGCAGCAAGGCATCGATTTCATCGGCTACGCGGCGCTGTCGCTCGTCTCGCAGCACCCGCTCATCCGCGCGATGATCGAGACGCTTGCCGATGAGATGACCCGCAAGTGGATCAAGTTTGCCGGCAAGGGTAGCGAGGAATCGGACGCCGAGCGCGTCAAGGCGCTCGAGGCGGCTACCGAAAAGTTTCACCTCAAGCGCTACTTCAACGAGGCGATGAAGACGACCGGCTACTTCGGCGGCTGCAAGCTCTTCATCGACATGGGCGACGACACGTACAGCGATGCCGGCCGGCGCGAGATCCAGACGCCGCTCACGCTCGACGCCGCGAAGATCAGGAAGGACTCGTTCAAGGGCTTCCGCCTCATCGAGCCGATTAACTGCTACCCGGCGCCGTACAACGCCGATAACCCGCTCGCGGCCGGCTACTACCAGCCGGACAAGTGGCTGGTGCAGGGGCGCCTCGTGCACGGCTCTCGGCTCCTGCATTTCGTGCAAAACAAGCCGTCAATCCTGATTCGGCCCGCCTACAACTTCTTCGGCATCCCGCTCGCCCAGATGGCGCTCGATTACGTCGACCGCTTCGACACGATCCGCATCTCGGTCGCCAAGCTCATCAAGCGCTTCTCGACTTCGATCCTGAAGACGGACATGAGCCAGGTGCTGAGCGGCGGCAGCTACGACGATGCGGCCTCGCTCAAGGCCCGCGCGCTTATGTGGTCGCTGCTGGGATCGAACGAGGGGCTTCTTGCGCTCGACAAGGAAGCCGAAGAATTCGTTCAGGTCAACACGCCGCTGGCGGGCCTATCCGACATCGTCTCGCAGAACCTCGAGCTGCTCGCCGCGATTAGCCGTACGCCCGCCGTCAAGCTGCTCGGCATCTCGCCGAAGGGCTTCAATTCGACGGGCGAGTACGACGAGGCCAATTGGTACGATCACGTTGCCAGCCAGCAATCGCTCGTCTTCGACGATCCGCTCGACTTCGCAGTCAAGGTCATCCAGCTTTCGGAGTTCGGCCACATCGACGAGGATCTGACGCACTCGTACGTGCCACTGCACGAACTGTCCGAACAAGAAAAGGCGCAGAATCGTAAGTCGAACGCCGACACGAACGCGATCTACCTCGATCGCGGCGTGGTGTCGCCCGAGGAAGTACGCGCGCAGCTCGCCGCGGACGAGGACAGCGGCTTCGAATCGCTCGACGTGGACGACCTACCCGATCCGCCGCTCTCGCAGGGCCTCGACGACGGCCCGGGCGGCAATCCCGATCGCGACAGCGCCGGGAACGTGTAATGCCGGCGCGCGCACCCAAAGCGCGCGGCGAGATGCGGCCGGCGCGTCCGAGCGCCGCGCTTCGCATCGAATACCAGCGCAGGCTCGAGCGGCTCATCGACGAGATGCACCGCTCGTTCGTCTACTGGCTCACGGCCACCTACCGCGATCGCGAGGACGACATTGTCATCGCGTCCGACCATAGCCCGGCGCGCGATCTCGCCGACCAACTGCGGCGCCGCGCCAAGCAGTGGCGCAAGATGTTCGATGAGAAGGCGCCCCCGCTCGCTCGCCTTTTCATCTCCAAGGTCGACCAGCACGCGACGAACGCCACCAAGCAGGCGGCCGTCGCGCTTACCGGCATGTCGGTGTCGGTCAAGGACACGCTGCTGACGAACACCGTCATGCAGGCGACGGTCGAGGAAAACGTCTCGCTCATCAAGTCAATCTCGGCCGACTACGCGAGCGAGGTCGAGGGGCTCGTCATGCGCAGCGTTGCCGCGGGCCGGGACCTGAAAACCCTCACCGATGAGTTAGAGCAGCGCTACCAGATCACGCGGCGCCGCGCCAAGCTGATCGCCAACGATCAGAACAACAAGGCGACGGCGCAGATGGCGCGCGCCCGGCAACTGTCGCTCGGCGTCACGAAAGCTCGCTGGTTGCACACGGGCGGCGGCAAGCATCCGCGTCCCGAGCACGTCGAGGCCAATGGCAAGGTATTCGATTTGGACAAAGGCTTGTATATTCGCGGCAAATGGACATTTCCCGGCGAAGACATTAATTGCGGATGCGTAGCTGCTCCGCTCATTCCAGGCGTTGATGATGAAGCCGAATAAACGAGAGGTAATCCTCGCTTTCGACAAAGAAACGGTACGCAGTTACGATACTGACGGTCGATTGCGGGTGAAGGTTAGTCGGATCTCGAAAGCAGGGGTTAATCCGTACTATGGGCGAGAGATCCCGACATGGGACGAACTCGGCCTCGACCCGGACAAGGTGTACAACGTCTTCCGCCCGCCTGAGGAGCTTTCCAAGGCTGCGGCCACGTTCAACGGCCTGCCGATCATGGAGATCCACACACACGTATCGGCAGAAAACCCGCAAAAAGAGAAAATTATCGGCTCGACTGGCGATAATTCTCAATTTGACGGTGAGTACCTAACCAATAGTCTTGTCATTTGGGATGGCGAATACATCCGAC